CATATGGGATTCCATCAACTTGGTGGTTGAAACGTTGATCAACTTCTTCTGCATTGTTTCCAATACGGCCCCAATCACGGAACTGAAGAGAAACATCTCTGAACTTTTCACTATTGAACATCACCATGCCACCTGAACCACCGGCAGTGATTACGTGTGAGGCATAAAATGATGTTGTTGAGATGTCAGTCTCTTCGGTGTACGTCATCGTATCAGCAGAGTCTTCGATAAGAATAATATCTTCACGATTGATACTGATAAGATGTTGACGAATTGATTTCCAATCTGGCTTATTACCAATGAGATTCGGAATCATAATGACACGAGTATTCTCATTAATTAGTGCAATCACGTCTTGAACTGAAGGAACGTATGTATTCAGTCCAACATCACAGAAGATTGGTTTCAATCCAAGTTGAACCATCGGTGCAACTGTTGTTGAGAACGTACACGCCGGTGTGATTACTTCACTACCCTTTGGAAGTTGTAGAGAAGCAAGTGCAAGTAAACAAGCAGATGAACCGGAGTTTACAAATACACCATACTTCTTACCGAAGTATTTTGCAACTAACTCTTCAAATTTCACAGAACGTGGACCGAATCCTGCAATCCACCCATCACGTAAACATTCTTCCACTGCCTTGATTTCTTCTTCTCCGTAAGACTCAAACTTATTCGGAGCGTACCAAACTTTTTTTCTCATAATATCATCCTATTGTATTGTAATACCTATTTTGTCTTTCTTGTCTAATAATTGTTTTGTTATGAAACAAACACCAATCTTTATCTTCTGGTAAAAACGAATATGTTTCATAACCTGTCAATCTTTCATGGACTTTATTTTGCCAACGGATTGTTTCTTTGTTCTTATAGATTCGTGTTTGCCAATCTGGCCAATTTATTCTACCAAATTCATCATGATTCCATCTCCAAGTTTTTATATGTTCTTCTGTTATTCCTTCAACGATGTTCCATCTTGGTACCCAAAACATTTCAACTGAATCATTTTGAGTAAGAACACCATGAAGAATTGAGAACAAATTAATCGCGGGTATTTCGTCGGCATCAATATTGAATATCCACTTTTTTGAACAATGTGTAAGAAGATTATTCTTGAAAGATGCAAAGTCATTATTCAATGAAAATTCAATAACTTTAAAGAATGGAATCTTCTCTTGGTAAATCGAACAAACCTTCCTAACAGAGTCTGTTGCTTTATCTGCATCTAATTGAACTACTACTTCATCTTCATCTGTTATATTTTTTGATAAAGTAAAAAGTAACTTATCAAGTTCCTTGTCTTCGTCAAATGCGGATGTTGTATAAGAAATCATCAGTCCACCTTATTCAACTTTGGAAGGTTCAGTTGAATCTTCTGTGCAAACTTTGGAAGATACTGAGTTAGATAGTCATCAAACTTTTTAGTCATTGCATCAAATGACCACTTCGTTTCTATTTCATTCAATGACTTCTTTGAATTGGATAGATAGTTCTTATACTTCTTATAAACTTCACGCATGGTTCCACCTGCTAATTGATAATTTACTCTAAACCAAGATGAACCACTATTGATTACACCCTCCCACACAGCACTCGGATGGACAGGATTCAGTTCACCGTCGAGATATATGTGGAACGCTGGGTTTACAAAATCTACTTGTCCACTCCATCCTGAAACCAAAACTGGTTTTCCAGTTGTAATAAATTCCGCAATAGGTCTTCCGTAACCTTCACCCTTTGTGAATGAAACAAACGCCTTTACTTTCTCGTGATTATAAAGAGAGTTCATTTCTTTATCAGTCAAATCACCGTAAAGAAGATAAATGTTTGGTAGATTTATTTTCTTACTCATCTTCTTTATCAAATTTATTTTTTCAATTGTTCTACTTCTATCTGTTATAGAAAAAGAACCACCAGATGATTTAAGAATAAGTGCTGGTGGATTTTCTGTATCCCCAAATGTTTCGAGGAATGTCATAATCAAACCAGATATATCTTTTCTATCCTCGCCAAAATCACCTTTCAACCAATGGCCAACAAATAGGTAACAGAAATCTTCTTCTATATTATCCAATGTTGTTTGAATTGAATCTTCAATAGTCGCTTTTCTATCGTACACATCCAGCCGTAGTCCTTCGTGTAACACTTCGATAGGAACATTTATTTCTACTTGTCCAATTGGTTGATTTGTTGTTTTATCTCTCTTTTCATATTTCGTATTTAGAAATACATCCTTAGCGTGTTTTGACGGGACTATAACAAGGTTCATTCTATTACAACCTTCTATCCATTCACCGGAACACATATCAGTTTCAACCCCTGCAGTAATTCCAATATTGTATTTCCCTACTGGTTGAAATTCATTTGGAATAGTACACTGCATCCAAATATCCGGTTGTTCCTTCATACCAGGAATTATTGCATCAAGTATTTGTTTATGTTCTGGATTATTTTCATCGAGTGCATTCATTGGGGTCATTCCCCAATTTATTGAGATGACTTTGATATTGAATTTATCCATCTGAAATAAAGATGTCAATAAATCTCTTGCGTGCTCCCCATAACCACTACGTGTTGCAACTGGTGCACAAAATACTAAGTTTGGTTTATTACTCATACATTATCCTTATATCATGTGTAAATCAAATCTTTTTGCAGGTTGCCAGTTTTGGAAACAACCTTCGATGCTATCAACAACGCGTTGGCACATATTATCACGACTCATACCAACGTCGGGATTCTTGATAAATTCAACACCCTTACGACCAGCAGACTTTCTTTCTTCCTTCGGTGTATTATACCATTCATATAGTGCATTACCAATCTCACGATAATCGGCACGGTCATCAAAAATATATGGTGTTGGAACAGAACCTTGTAGAGAAATGTTCGACGGCCAAACTGGCTTTACCCATTCACCATGTTGAAGTTCTGACCAATCTTCTTTTCTATGAAGTGTCTTCACTTCGATGTAATCATCATCGGTGAAATACTTACCCGTCTTTGGATTGATGAAACCACATTGGTCTTGAAGACCACCCGTTACGTTTACAACGATTGGAGTTCCTGCTGAAATTGCTTCGGCTGTACCGAGACCAAATCCTTCGTTTGATGCCATGTTGACAACAACATCGGCAACGTTGTATAGAACATTTAGTATTTCACCGGGCAGAATTTTATCAGAGAACATAACTGGATAAGGACATAGTTCAGATACGACCGCAGTAAGGTCAGTTCCATTTGGGTCTACTGGTGCACCGTGCATTACAAGAATTGCATCTTGTTCTGGATTGCCACCGGATCTCTTTATTTGGTCGCACATATGCTTATATGCAAGAACTACATCACCTGGATGCTTACGGTGGATATTTCTATTGTTCCAAAAAACAACAAACTTATCTTTATTGTTTCCACGGATTTTATTTGATTCGGTGAGTAAGTCATTCCAATGTTTATCACCCATTTCGAGTGGATAAAAAGTATTCGTGTCAATACCATGTGGGACATATGTTACTCTTGTTGGGGAAATAGAACCTTCGAATCTTGTAAGAACTCTTTGGTTAATTCCATATGTTTGTTTTGAAATAGCCATCAACAAATCACAACTTGAATATGCTTCTTTATTCCAATATGGGTCTGGAATATCGTCCCATATATTTAGATACATAAGTGGAATCTGTGTACGGATTTCATTCTCCATAGCGTACAACCAATCCCAAAAACGTGGATCGGTGAAATGAAGAATTGCATCTGGCTTTTCGGATTTTATTAGATTACGAATAAGAAATGGATCACCATATCCATCATTACAGTAAATCTTTACAGATGCATCTTGAACACCTGTTACATTTTTTGCGTCTTGTGAAAGGTCAAGTGCCTTTCCTTTATCGGGGTGATTGATAGCGGCACCAACTTGAACCCAATCATACTTGTGAACTGTGCCTATAACCATATCACGAGAAACGGTTGCAATACCGCTTGTTAGACGTAAATCGTCTGATAAGAGTAGAATCTTTTTCTTTGCCATACGAAACCTTTGATTACGAAACTTTTGTTTTCAATAAATATCAATATACGAAAAAACGATTACAATAACAAGTGTGGTTTGGCTTCAATCAAACCATTCTGTGTAATCAAAACGTGTTCAGAATTTACATGGAATTCTGTTATGTTCTTTGCATTTACATAAGACATTGAAGAACGAACACCATCCTTGATGTCATTGATAATACGTTCAACTTTACCCTTGTAAGGAATCAACTTTGAATTACCTTCGACGTTCTTTTCTTCTAAACCATGAACTTGCTTTACTTCGGCAGATGCAGAACCACGATACTTCTTGAAGAGTTGTTCATTCGGCCACATTCCCATTCGGTGAATTTCACCAGGAGATTCACGAGTACCTGCAAGAAGTGAACCAATCATAACAGAATCTGCACCGAGTGAAAGTGCCTTTGCAACATCACCAGTCATCTTGATTCCACCGTCTGCAATGATAGGAATATCAAGTCCTGTTTCTTCCACTCCTGCAATAGATTCAATGAGTGCAGTTACTTGTGGAATACCAACTCCAGTTCTAATTCTTGTTTCACAAAGAGAACCGTTACCGATACCAACACGAATTGCATCAGCTCCCCACTCCGCGAGATTCCTTGCACCTTCGCGAGTGGAAACATTACCAGCAATCACGTCAACATATTCAGGAAGATTTTCTTTACACCACTTGATTGCATCTTTTACTTGTTTTGTATTACCGTGGGCAACGTCAATGAGAAGAACAATAACACCTGCGTTTATAAGTTCTTGTGCACGTTCTTGATAATCACCTGTTGCACCAATAGCCGCAGCAACTAACTTCTCTTGTTCTTTTATCTTACGAGATTGGTTTGATTGTTCACCGATACTCATGAATCTATGAACTACACCAACACCACCGTGTGATGCCATAGCAAGACACATCTTTGAATCTGAAACTGTGTCCATCGGTGAAGAGACAAGCGGTGTTCCGATAACATATCTTTTTGTGAATTTAGTTATTAGTTCACATTGACTACGACTTTCTATCTCTGAATACTTTGGAATAATTTGAATATCATCAAATGTATATGCGTACTTCATTATTGAACCCTGTTCTTTATTGGACATAAATCATCTCTATCTTTGAACTCACACCAACGGCAATTCTTTTTCTTTTCGCCTTCAATTGGTGGATAGTAAATATCTGTTCTCTTATTACCTTCTGAATCAAATGCCGTTTCAACAAATGTCTGAATCTCTTTCAGGATTTGAGTTTGTGAAACCTTACCGTGAGAAGGTGCAAATCGTTGAACACGTTTCTTCATCGCTGCATATTCGGCATCTTCGGCTATCTTACGTTTCAAAATAAGATACTCAATCTCAATATCATCAGGATGAATATCATATTGTTTGGCATAGAATGTTTTGTAAAGAACAAGTTGTGATGTCTTTACCTTATCTGCCTTTGTGTATTTGTTCCAACCACTTGTTGATGTTTTGAAATCGTAGATATGAATCTTACCGGTTTTCAAATCTCGCATCACCAAGTCGAGGAAACCAACAAGACGAACATTTGGATTTGACTCAACAGGAATAATGTTGATTGGCTTTTCAATACCAACAAGTTCCCAACCCTTCTTCATAAAGAACTCTTCACGGTGTGCCTTGAACCAACGGATAATTTCAATACCATCCATTAGGTGTTCTTGCATTTCATCACGGTGCGAAAAGTGTTCATCATTGTTTTCAGTCAACATCTTCTTATACTCCACACCCATCTTTTCTTTTAGGAGGTCTTCGAGTGGAAGTGCATTTGCTTCTTCAACAGTAGAACGATACAACATTTCCACATACATCTGAAGAACTTCGTGCATTGCAGTTCCAAACACAAGTGCGATTGATGGAGAAGGAACGGAAACCTTATCGATATAATTCAGTTTCCAACGATGAGGGCATCCCTTCCACATTTGGTATTGTGAGAAGGAAATTCGTGAAGAGGACATTACTTACCCCACTTCCCGTTTTGAACGAGTTGTGCAATGATACCGTAAACTGAAATATCTTTGAATGTATCTTCGAGTGATTCACCGACGGCATCGGCAGAACCAAACATAATCATTTGCTTGTACCGATTGATTTTGTCATTGAGACGGAAGAACAAACCTTGAAGTGATAACTTACGGTCTTGTTCTCTTTCAAGAGTTGTTCCTAATGAAATGTTATCCGGACCGTAGTTCTTTTGTTTACGGCAGAATAAAACATATTGGTCTCTTTGAATCTTCTTAAACTCATCAGTCATTGCAGGATATTTTTCTTCCATCTCACGAACGATTGGGTCTTCTTGTCTACCCAAGTCAATTTCTTTTATTGCCATCTTGTTCCTCATTGTAATGTCTTTAGTTGTTTCTTGAATTTTTCTACGTCTTCTTTCTTGGTTCCATAAGATTCCAAAACAGAAATAAGTTCGTTTGGATTTATTCTTACAAGGTCTCTAATATACTCAAAAATTACTTTTTTGCCAAGTTGATAATGTTGACAGAATAAATCTACAAACTGCGAATCTATATCTATCTTTTTCTTTTTCTTTGTGTATTTCAGATAGAATGTTGTCTTTGGTAGAATATCGTGAAGTAACTTGTAGTAATCTTTGGAAGTAAGGATGCCGTTACTATACTTTTGAAAGTCGTTCACGGCATCCGTTAGTTCCATTTCCATAGAAAACCAACGGGTGATAATAAAGTTATTCCACACCTTTTGGTCTTCTTCGGCAAGGGCTTCCCATTTGATTTTATCTTTGGTCACACCCTTTATCAAATCAAACAAGGTCTTAGCCATTCTGACCATACCCTGTTG